GGGCTGTCGGGGTTGAGTGGGTCGTAGATGCGGTCGGGGTCGATGAGGGTGACCTCGGCGGTGGCGGCCTCGGCCCTTGTCAGGAGGTTGCGGTCGCCGGCGGCGCCGCCCAGGTGGGTGGCGAGGTCGACGACGTCGCAGGACAGGTCGACCCACATCGTCCCGGCCGGCGGCGCCGGTGACGGTGGCGCCCCTCCCGGGGACCACACGTTGCCCGAGTTGAGCCGGGACGTGGCGTGCGGGCCCCAGTGCATCGTCGTGCCGGCCTGGATGGCGGCCCACACGTAGAGCCGGACAGTGTCGCCCCAGTCTGGGCTCGATACTCCGCCGGCGGTGCCCGGCCAGGTGGCCACCTCAGCCCCACTTGAACTGTTGGGTCGACCAGCGCACGTCGTAGTTGGTCGCCGAGTTCTTGGTGGCTAGCTGACCGGTCGTCCCGCCGGTGGGCAGACCGGGGCCGGCCGGGCCCTGGCTGCCGGTGGCGCCCGTGTCGCCCTTCGGGCCCTGGGGTCCGGGCACGGTCGAGTCCGCCCCGGCCGGGCCGGTGGCGCCCGTGTCGCCCTTGGGACCCTGGGCCCCCGCCGCCCCGGCCGGGCCTTGCGCGCCCGTGGCGCCCGCCGGGCCCTGGGCGCCCGTGTCGCCCTTGGGGCCTTGGGGACCGGCGGCGCCTGCCGGGCCGGTGTCGCCGGTGTCGCCCTTGGGACCTTGAGGTCCGGCGGGCCCCGCGGTCCCGGCCGATCCGCTCGAGGCGCCCGGGATGGGGCCGTTGCGCGCCGACCACCGCTGCAGCGCCTCGACGATGTCGTGCTGCAGCCTCGGGCTGTCAGGCCCCAGTCCGGTGGTGGGGATCGTCATGTAGTAGTTGTTCACGGCGGCCGGCTGGCCGCCGGCGACGGGCGCGCTGCCGGCCCGGGCGGCGGGGATGATGCGCCCGGCGGTGGTGGGCACGAACAGTTCGGGGCCGCGTTCGCCCACGATGTAGCTACCGCCCCGGCCGACGGGCCCGCCCGCGGCGCGGGGGTGGGACTGGAGCCACTTGAGCGCCATCTCCGGGGTGATCGGTCCCGAGAAGTTGGGCATGCGCTTCCAGAACTCGTCGAGTTCCCGCTGAGCGGGGGCCGTGTCGGCAGTGATCGTGGCGTTGGCGCCCTGGGCGATCTGGTTGAGCTGGCCCTGGGTGCCGGCGATCTTGTTGGTGGCCGTGGTGTTCTCGAGGTTGACCGCGGTGTTGATGTTGTCGGGGGTGAGGCCGAGCTGGTTGACGTAGGCCTCGGCCGCGGCTCGGGTGTAGCCGGATTGGATCATGACGTTGATCAGCTGTTCGCGGTGCGCCATCAGGCTCGCAGTCGCCCCGTTGAGATCGTTGGTCTCCTGGTAGTGGGCGTTCGCCAGGTCGAGCGCGGCCTTGGCGTTCTGCTGGATGGCGGTGTTGTTGGCGTTGATCGCCTGGACCTGGGCGAGTGACGAGGCGGTGCCGGCGTCGGTGGCGCCGGCGGCGGCCAGGCGGTTCTCGGTCAGGGTCTTGAGCAGGGTCAGGCTGTTCTGGGAGTACTGGGTCTCGGCCTGCCGGGCGTTGAGGTGCCCGGAGATCAGGGCGTCGAGCGACATCTTGAACGCGTCGACCCTGTCCTTGGCGGTGGCCGTCGCGTCGTTGTACTTCTCCTGGGCCTCGGTCATGTTGAGTGTGGACGTCGTGACGGCGGTCGTGCCGTTGTAGAGGCCGAGGAGTTCCTGTTGCGCGCCCGGTTTGGTGAGGTCGATCTTGCGGGCCTCGGCGATTTCCTCGAGCTTCTTGCGCAGCTCCTCGCCGGTCATGGTCATGCCGCCGGCGGCCGCCGCGCTCGCATCAATGCTCTTGGTCACCGCGTCCAGCGTGACGGTGGATTTGTCGAGGATCTGCTGCCAGTCGGCGTTCTCTTCTTTGAACTTCTCGTACTCGCCGCGGGCGTCCTCGACCGAGTTGGCCACGTCGTGCCAGGGCACGATGACGTCGACAATCCCACCGAGGCGGTCCATCGCCGTGCCGCCCCGCGTGCCCAGCTCGGCCATCCTCTCGCCCGACGCGGCGATCCCGCGGCGCAGATCGTCCAAGCTCGTGGTCTGGATGTTCAGCTTCTGGGTGAACGCGTCGGCGGCCTTCGCCCCCTCCTGTCCGGCGGTGGCGAACCCGTACACGATGACACCGAGCGCTGCGACGGCGGCCGCGACCGGGGCCATGGAGTAGGCCAGGACCTGGCTGGACGCGGAGAGCACGCCCTGCTGGGCGGCGACGGTGAGAAACGCCTGCCCGGCATAGAGGACAGCGGAGGAGACCTGCTGCAGGTAGCCGATGACACTGGAGCCCATCAAGGCGATCTGGCCGGCGACGACCGGAAGGTAGGCCGCGGCCAGACCGGTCAGTCCGACCGTCGCCAGGAGCTTCACGGCCTCCTGATGGTCGGACAGGAACCCGGTCGCCTTCTCGATGGCGGGGCCCATGTTGTCGGCGAGGGCGGTGGCCACGGCGTCCACGGCGGGGATGAGCATGGCGCCCAGGCCCTCCTGCACGTTCCCGATCTTGACCATGAGCCGGTCGAGGGGAGTAGCGGCGGCTTCGGCGGCGCCGCCGAACTCGCGTTGGACCTCGCCGAGGATGACCTTTTGGGCACCGAGGACGTCGCCGGCCTCGACCATCGACCGGATCTGTTCCTTCTGCTGCTCGGTGAACGAGACCCCGGCCCGGGACAGGGCGGTGATGCCCTTGATCGGGTCGTTGAGGGCCTTGCCGAGCTGCAGCGACGCGCCCGACATGTCGGTGCCGAGGGCGGTGGACATGTCGAGGGCGGCCTGGGTGGCCTGGTCGAACACGTCGTTGCCTTCGCCCGCCGCGTTCTGCACCCGGGTGAAGGTCAGCAGCAGGTTGGCGCCGGACTGGATGGCCTCGTCGTCGGCGCCGGACTTGTCGGAGATGGCGCCGGCCAGTGCCGACACGGCATCGGCGCTGGTCCACGCCGCCGCCCCGGTGGTGCTGATCACCCGTTCGGTCTCGCGGCCGATGCGTGCCGACTCGGCGGCGGCCTGGTAGGCGCCGACACCGAGGGCGACGAGGGCGGCCCCGCCGGCCGCGGCTCCTGCGGCGATGGCCTTGCCCATGCCGCCGACGTTCTTGCCGAGGTCCTCGGCGCTGTCGGAGGTCTCCGCGAATGCTTTCTTGGCCTGGGTGGCGTTGGCCAGGATGTTGATCGAGAGCGTGGCCGTCATTCGGGTTGCCTCCTCTCGAGGTGGCCGAGTTCGAGGAGGATCTGCTCAGCGGTCTCTAGGGCCCGGGTGTCCCGTCCGAGCCAGGACCGCCACGGGACCCCGGTGACGCACGCGACGAGGACCGCCCGGTACGCGACCGTTTCGCTGGAGTAGGGCCCGCGACGGTGGTGCCACCCCCGGGGGCGGTCTGCTCATAGGAGTCCAGGACGTTGATCCACTCGGAGTAGGGGGGCACGTCGGCCTTGGTGCGCTCGAGGGCGCAGTGGATCAGGGTGGTCTCGAGCGCGACCCGGTTGTTCGAGTAGCCGCGCACGGCCAGGGCCTCGACGGCGTCGATGAGGTCCTGGACGGTGGTGGTTACCTCGACCGGTTCACGGTTGTCCCAGGCGACCCGGTAGGTCTCGCGCAGGCTGGCCATCTACTGGGTGCTCCGTTCGACTTCGGCGGCGATCTTCACCAGCTCCCGGGCGTAGATGCCGAGCCAGACGGGCTCGGAGGCCTGGGCGGCGTCGAGCGCGAAGGGCTGGGGGCGGATGTGGCGGCGGGGCCAGCCCCAGTGGATGGGGCCGGCGTAGGGGACACGGGCGGACCCGAACCGGATCACGGCCTTGCGAACGGCGCGGTTGGCCCGACCTGACCCGGCCAGCGCCCCGGTGCGGCGTGGCGCCCGGGCCTGGGCGGCGTTCAGCACGATGGCGCCGGCGGCCTGGTTGGCGTCCTTGAGGTCGTCGACGTCGACCTCGGCGGCCTTCATGGCCCGCACGAACTGGGCGAGGCCCTCGACCCTGACGGCCTCGTGCCCGGCGGCGTCGGCCACTACTCGCCCTCGGCGCCGTAGCCCGGCACGGCCTCGGGATCCGGGGCGGTGTCAGGCTCGGGCTCGGGGTATGGCTCCGGCTCGGCCTGGGGCTCGGGCTCGGGCTCGGGTTCGGCCTGGGGCGGCTCGGGTTCGGCCTGGGCGCCGTTGGCGCCGACGACGGGCCAGGTGAAGGTGGGGTCGTCCTGGCAGGGCCATTCGAAGTCGGTGGTGAGGCGCGTGTTGACGTCGCCGCCGATCTCGCATGCCCGTACCTGGACGGTGCCGGTCACGGCGAACGTGCCGGCGTTGGGCTGCCAGCTGTACTCGACGACCTGCAGGTTGTTCTCGACGGAGTACTGCACGAACCCGTCGGGCGAGTCGAAGTCCTGGATGCTGGTGCCAGCGAGGGACCAGGTGGTCTTGGTGTCGGCGGCGAGCTTGTCCCCGCAGAGGGTTTCGACCTCGTCGCCGGTCTCGTCGTGCGAGGGGGTGACGCGCACGTTGGTGGCCTGGCAGGCGAACTCCGTCCCGCCGACGCCGGCGGCGCCGCCAAGGGTGAGTGTGCCTTCCTTCAATCGGGCTTCGTTGACGGCCACGGGCGGCCTCCTTCAGATGGCTTCGGTCCAGGCGAGCAGGTACGCCGGGTAGTCGAGGCCGGCGAGGTTGTAGGTGACGAGCTGCGCGGTCTCGATCGGCAGGTCCGCAGCGAGGGCGCCCTCGATGAGGTCGTCGAGGTCCTGCCAGGAGCGCCGATCCGACCCGGTCGGGGTGGGGGCGAGCGCCGGCAGTTCCCAGCGGGCCGTGTAGCCGCACCCGAGGTCGAAGGTGCGCCCGGGCGGGGGGACGACGATGCAGGGCGGGGCCAGGGCGGCCGGGTCGGTGGAGGCCCGGATGCCCTGGGCGGTGAGCGCGGTGACGATCTCACCGGCCCTCGTGCGCGAGGCGGTCACGGTGGCGGTCATGCCAGCACCGGGGCGATCCAGGGCGAGATGAGCCGGACGATGTCGGGGTCCTTGCCGGGCAAGATGGCCTGGCCGGTCTCGTCGATGCCGACGACTCCGGTGGGGGAGTTGCGGCGGGCGAAGAGCCGGTTGGCCCACAGCAGCACGGCCTGGGCGACATCGGCGGGGCACACATCGCCGCCGTCGACGGGGATGTTCGTGCACCGTTCCTTGACCGCCGCGGTGGCGGCACCGAGCGCGGTGGCGATCAGCTCGTCGTCGACGTTGTCGGCGATCCTGGCCCACGTCTTGTAGTCGTCGACGGTGGGCCAGGTCACCGCGTCCGGTGGCGGCCAGGTGCTCACTTCGACGAGGTCTTGCCCTTGGTGGACTCGGGCTCGGTGGGCTCGTCGCCGGTGCCGTAGGGCTCGGTGGTGGTCGTCCCGCCGTTACCCGTGCCCGTGCCGCCGCTGGTGCCGAGGGGCACGACGGGTGGCGTGAGCTTGACCAGGGCGGTGGGGGCGATGATGCAGTCGGCCATGTAGCCGTAGAAGGCGATGGCGACACCGAGGAGGGAGGGCTCGACGGCCTGCACCTGGCCGCCGACGGTCTCGTAGAACTCGACCGCGGCGTTGTCGCCGATGATGGCGGTCCCGGCCGGGAAGTGGCCGTCGACGGCGAGACGCAGGCCCGCCACGCTGCCCTGGAACATGTTGGTGGGGGTGATTGCGCCCATGGCGTTGCCGGGGGCGACGGTGGGGAAGAGGGGCCGGCCGGCGGTGTCGACGAGGGCGCCGAGGATGGCCCACACGTCGACGGAGACCCAGATGGTGTTGGCCATGCGGTTGTCGGGCCCGGCGACCATGGCGGCGGCCTGGTAGATGGCGGTGAGCCACCCGACGGCGTCGTTGGTGTCGACGGGGACGGTCTGGGTGACGCCGGCGACGAGGTCGTCGGTGAACTGGTCGTCGGTGTCCTGGGCGTACATGGCCGCCAGGTCAGCGACGAGGATGTCGAGGATGGCGGGGTCGGTCCAGTCCCGGTCCTGGAACGACAGGTTGATCCACCCGCCGCGGGTCATCTTCGTGACCGTCTTGGGGTCGACCTTGAGGGCCTGGGAGGGAAGGGCCGTCTTCTCGCCGGCCTGGTTGCCGACGTCGGTGTGCTGGGAGACGAAGGGCCGCTGGAAGGTCTTGCCGCCGGCGGGCAGCGGTCGGATCGTGGCGGCCTCGATCGCTGGGCGTCGCGAGCTGATCGAGGTCCAGACCGGCCCGAGGATGGGGGTGGGCAGCACGCCGGGCGTGTCGGCGGTGGTCATGTTGGCCCGGTAGGACTCGAACCGGGCCCGGGCCCGGTCATCGCGCCCGCCGGGGAAGTGCTGGGAGCTGGCGATGTAG